TATTTAAGGTATTTGCATTAACTGTCGATAAATCAGGTAAGTCTGTTATTCTAATTGTCGTTGACATTTCTGTTCCTATGATTCTACTGTAAGAATAAGTTCATTCTCAGCGATAATCTCGTCTAATGTTACTTCGGTTGCAACTGCTTCGTATGCAGTATTAATTACAACTAATTCTTGTATGTTTGCGGTAACTGTAAATGGTTGACTTACAGTTAACTGAGTATTACTAATGATTGCATTAACAAGTCGAATCTCCGAATTGATTGCAATGTAAGAACCAATGCTTATCAATCCTGTTGTATTAGCAATATTAAACTTAGTTCCATCACCAGTTACGATAATGCTTGCATTGGCGATATTTACACGACCAGACAATGTTCTTATATTTGTTGGTAAAACCAAAGTATCCAACTCTGTATTTGCCTGTGGTAAAGTATCAAATGCTTCCCACTCTGCATAAGCTCTGAAACCAGAAGGATGCAGCAAATCTTTAAATATACTCTTGTATTTAGAGAACTCTATAAACGAACTTGTCAAATAAGAGTAATTGACATAGAAGTTTCTACCTTGAAGTTTTCTATCGGAAGAAAGAATACCATCTGAATTTGTCCATCTTCCTGGCAGTGCATCATATGTTGGTGCAAGTTCGACATTTGCAGTTGCAGTACCATCACCAAATTGTGATAGGTCCACTTGAGGAATAATTTGAATTCCAGAACCTGGGTCAAGGACAGTAATTTGTTCGATTTCTCCAGGCCTTTTTGTTCCAAGACCCTCTAATGTTTCACCATCACCCATAATGCAAGTCGCTACAATGTTTGCACCAACTCCATTTGCCGTTTGAACTGTAATAAATGGAAGTTTATCTTGTTGATATCCTGTACCACCAATTGGATATTTACCAACTTTTCGTATTTCTCGTTGTTCAACAAAACTCAATGAGAAAGCCGCATTGACATTAAGTGAAGTGTTCGAGTTAACTGTAACAACTTTACGGGTCTCATAGTTTGAACTACCTGTATTGGCAGTATTAATGATAATTAAATCACCAGGTGCCAATTCAGATAAAAATATTGTGTTGTTACCTTGAATTGTAGTATTTGATAGTGAAAATACATTGACAGTTCCAGTAATTTTTGGAGGCAATAAAGTAACTTCTGTAATGCGACCTATTACTGAAACATTTGAGACTTCACCTTCAGCTCCTACACCAAATGACATGCGATTTGGTTGATTCGTAATAATTAATTCATCACCAACTTGATAGTTTTCTCCACCATTTTTAATTTCTAATTTACCTAAAGAACCAAAAGTGTCAATTTTAATTGCTGTTTGGCCAATTGTGTTTGCGGTAAATGGTCCAAGTAAAATATCTGCCGGTTCTGCATTTAAAATTGGAGATACGGACACAATCACATTTGAAGAAATGATTGCAACATTTGAAATACCACCAAGTAATGTATATGTAGCATTTGAAAATGCTTGAGATAATACTGTATTTACATTTGTTTTACCAAATACAGATGTGTTGCTTGGAAAATTCCAGTCAACAGCACTAATTGTTGTATTTGATGGGTCAACATCTGAAATAATATTTGAATAAATGTAGTAACTGTTTGCAACTGAATTTGCGGAGTTTCTTTGAACTGCTGCAATTGCAAAAAGCAATTCATCTTCCGAAAAACCTTGAGCAGTGATTTTATCTGGTACTTGAAAACCTGCACCACCATTTAAAATATTTACACGATTGACGGCACCACTAAAAACTTTTGAGATATATGCTTTAGGTTGTGCCGTTGCCGCAGGTGCATTAATTATAACAGGGTCACCAACAATATAGTTAGAACCACCATCGATAATATTAACATTTAATACCGATGACAAACCTCTAAAAACCACATTTGTTAAAACACCTTCTGAACTAATAACGGTTGAACGAATTAATTCACCAATAGCAAATTCACCATCAACACTTTTTTGGTCAACATAGAATTCATTAATGGTTTGATTATTAATAACCTGAGAACCAATTCTTTCAACAAGTGCAGTTGCACCTGATACTGTACCTATAATTTCACGATTTATTATTTGAGAAAAATCAAATCCAAGGTAAAAAACTTTAATTTCTGCACCATTTGCCGGTGCAACATTAAAGATTAGTTTTTTAATTTCAGAACGAATAAAAAACCCTGATGTTTGAAGAACATCATTAATATAGACAGTTGCTTGAATTGGTAATACACCACCACTTCTAGGGCAACGACAAGGCGCCAAGTCAAATTCTTTTGTAGTTCCGTTACCAGTGTGTAGTGAATATACTTCTCTACTTACTTTAACAAAATTTTCAACTAACCATTTACCATCAGATGCCTTGAGAACTTCGCTTCTCGGATAAGTTACAGTTAATTCAGAACCAAAAAGAAGTCTGAAAAGAAGTTTGAATGAATTTTCAGACCCTTTAGAAAGATAGAGTGGTAAAACATTTTTAATTAATAGTGACTTATCTACTGCAACATCTCTAGGTACAATAGATGCATACATGTTAAAAAATGATTCTTCAAATTCTTCAATTGAAAAATCAACATCTGATAAATCTCTTAAATCTTTGGCTCTTTTGATTAAATCGTTATATTCAGAACCTTGTTTATTTTCAAGGTATTCATAATATGCTTCCAAAAAAGCAATAAAAATAGGATTTTCTTCCCGAATAAATTCAGGAACTTGACGATTAATTAGTAACGATGTTTTTTTGTTTAACATTAAATGGATACTAATTCAGTTGTAATGGATGAAGGATCTGCTTCGTCAATTGTAATAATTACATTGCGTGAAGATGTTAGAATACCTTTTTGTGCCCTAACAGTCAAACGAATTAAACCATCAGGTTCTTTTGATGACACCACACGAAAATCATTAAGTATAATTATACCATTTTGATAATCGATAGTTCCTGCATCAGGATTGATAATTTGTTTTCTAGCACTTTCATCATAATAGAATGTTCTCATTTTACCAAAACGAGCATCTAAAACTGCAACTGCTGATGCACTAAAACCTGAACCACCAGTAATTGATACAATAGCACGAGTATAACCACTACCACGATTTGTAACTGTAATACTTTCAATTCTTCCATTTACAATTTTAGCAGTCGCTTCTGCACCTGTTCCGTCACCAGAAATTGAAACAGTTGGATTTGTTAAAAAACCACTACCTGGATTTGAAACTTGAATCTCTGAAATACCAGTAAATGATTCGGATACTTCCTCAATTTGTGCAGTTCTACTGACACCAAATCGGTCAAATACAACAAACTCAGTAGATACTAATCGGTCATTAATTGTTCCACGGAACAACTCTGAATTAAAATTAATTGTATATGTTTTTGCAATTGTTAAGTCTGGTTCAAATCGTTTTTGTAAACGAAGAATGGTTTCAGAACCACGAATTGCATTAAGGTCAACACCATCTACCACATCTTGCAATTTAGACAATACAAAAATAGAACCAAATTTACTCAAGTTGGTACTATTGTATATTGAAATTGCATTTCGAATGGCGTTTTTAATTGCATCAGCACTTTGAGTGGTCTTGTTTTTGTCATATTCAACATAGTTACTGACAAGTAAAAATAAAAATTCTGGATCACGAATTTCGGCATCTACTGACACAATTGCTTTTGGTTTAATGATTTCATTAATAATGCGTGATTTTTCGGCATTAGTAATAAAGAAATTTGCTTTTGGTTTAATTGCAATATAAACTTTACCAAATACAGGTGGTGTTTCATCTTCGCCACCCCATACAGACAATGAATCAATTGCAGGATAATTTTGCTTTAAATATGATTCATAATCTTTATATGTAACTAATCTATTTTGCGTAGTAAATTGAGAAGCTGCATTGAATTTAATTTCATCAATTGATTCTCTATCTGAACCGCCTGCGGCCGCAGAAACATTAACAATATCAAAATCAGAAATACTTTCACTTAATGAATCACTTATTGATGCGGTAGCAATAAAATTATTTGATTTATTAGCAAATGTTCCATTTGTAACAAGGTAACGAACAGCAACTACTGCACCATCTGGTATTTTTTTACCAACAATATCATTACCAAAATAAATTTGAAATTTGCCAGATTTATTTTCTTGTAGATAATAAACTTCTGAATCAGAAGCTACATCCAATATATCTGTAACTTGAGAATAAACCGCAGTTTGTGTATTACCAATTGCAGGACTTACAGTAACACGAATTGTTGTTGTATCAATATTTGGTTCTGGTAGTGTAAATACTTGTTTTGGATTTGCGGCTTGGTCATGTGTAAAATTATATGTTACAAGTTGACCTTCATAAATGTCAACAGAATCAAAATAATATTGTGAATTTGCTTTTGATACAATCAAATCTTCTAAAACGACAAAATTATATGAAGTTCCGTCAATTTGATTTGACAAGAACCCATAACCTGCAGGCAAAGTCATAAAACCAACATTTGATGTGGATGATTGTGCAGTAAAGTTAATCGTTGCAATAGGTGCTCTTTGTGAATAAGGAACATATCCCAATGTCTTTGCATGTGAAACAACCGAATCTCTTAATAAAGCCGTATCAAGGAACGCTTCATTGGCAACCATGTTTAGATAATATGCATTATAATGGGTGTTGTATGCGAGAATGTCTAACAGAACGGACAAACCAGAGCCATCAAAATCATAGTCAGTAAATTCAGACTGCTGATTAAGGAAAGTCTTTAAATTTTGTTTGATTGTATCAAAATCTAGTTCTGTAACTCTTAAACGATTTGCCATTTATCGTATTCTTTCAAGGAAGAAATTAATTGTAATTGGGTCGGGGTTATTGATAACAAAAAACTCCAACAGAATATTGTATTTGTTTTCATCTGGTGCCGCCGTTGCGGTAACTTTAGAAACTTGAACTCTAGGTTCAAAGTTGAGAATCGTTTCTTCGATTTCTCTTTCAATTTGAGCAGCCATTACCGAATCTACATTTTCAAACAATAGTCGGCGTATATTGCTTCCTAATTCTGGTTGAAATGGTCTTTCATAGTGATTCGTTAAAATCAGATTTTTTACTGAATTTATAACCGCAAATTCATTGACGAATTTGTTCACATCTTTACGAACAGGATGAGCCGTAAAGTTTAAATCCAAGTCTTTAAAACTTCTTGCGGAATCGATATTTGTTGTTATAGTTGCCATCTTCTATTTATTCTATCCTGCAAAAACATTTCCAGAACCTGCAGTAATTGTGTTAGGTCCATAATCATCACCAATTCTTCCAACTCCTTTTCCACCAATTTTAACTGTTGATGAAAAACTCGATAAACCAGAAGTATCAGTTGAACATCCTGCTTTAGGATGTGGTGCAACTTTGTTTCCCGCCACAACAATTAAGATACCATTTGCAAAAACACTTCTACCATTGACTTCTCCTACTGAAGTTTGCATTGGAGAAGGACAGTTTCTTCCTGGTCCACCGTCTTGCGATAAAACTGAATCTCCTGCTCTTGCAACTGCTGGCATTATTGTTTTCCTCTTGCAACTAAGTCTTTGACTGTGGCCACGGCCGAATTATATTTCCAATAGTGCCATTCTGTCAAATTAATATTCACATTTTGTTTAGGTTCTATGCCTGCTGCCTCAACTGTTATTGTAACTGGATATGTTTCTTGCCTTCTAACAGGATTTGGCATTCTATATTCAACTAATGCGTAAAAATCTTCTGTCGTGTCTGGTGGTAGAATTTTAAAAGTACCATCAGGCATTCTAAATCTATAGTAAGAACCTGGAAATAAGTTGGCCGTTTTTCCACTAATTCTTGCGGTGTTATTAGATGTTACTGTATATGTTAATCCAATTGCTGTAAAATTATAAGAACTTGAATTATGTGATACATTTGCAACAACATTATTTCCTGTTCCATCGTCTGCTTCAGCCGTATATTCAATATCAACTGAAATTGTGCTTCCTTCCCATGCAGACTTTAATGCTCTTGAGAGTAGTATTGGGTCCGTAATAAAATTATATTCATCTTGTGGAATTTCACCTGTTGAAAATCCCGATTCATTAGAAAATGAAACAGTAACATTTGCTGCCATATTAGTTTAGATTAATTGTTCCAGCAGTTACATTAAAATTTGCGGCAGAAATGTTATAGTCACCACCAACATCACAATTTCTTTGACCGCCAATTGTCTCTGTGCAATTACCACCAATTTCTAATGTTGCATCTCCGCCAATTTTTGCAATAACATTTTCTCCAACAGTTGCTTCAACATTCTTGTCAACTTTTAACCATGCATTTTCTTTTACATAAATTTCTGCATCACCTTGGACAGTAATGTTGCACTTACCCATAATGTAAACATTGTTGTCTTTCATAACAATAGAGTAATTATCTTTTGTAATCTTTTCTACTCTATCACCATCAGGATACCATTCTGTAAAACTGCCATTTCGGTGTGCAATGTGAATTCTTTCTTTGCCTGGTGTGTCATCATATTCTACGACATGACCAGATTCGGTTTCCATTACATTGTTATATGGATAAACTGCACCGTATTTTGTCTCTGGTTCATCCCAAGTTGAATTGTATGTCTCAACACCAGTTACAACATTATCTTTTCTTTCTTGGATAAATGTTTTTGTAATCGTATCTTCATCATTTCTTGCAATACGAGAAGTGGTGGGTTCATCTAAGTTTATTGGATAAGGATCTGCCTTATCTTTTTCTGTGATAGTGATTCCAGTTCCATCTGTATTATATTTTTTTGTTTTCGGTGGTCTTGGTGCAGAAGTTAAATCACCGTTTTTTCTTGGGTCACTATATGCAGCCTGAGCGTTTGCCTTTTTAAGTGGAATACTAGTAAATACTCCAATCACAACGGGGTCTTGTCCGCTTTCGCCATCCATAAAGAA